GTCACAGAAAAGATTCATGATTGCCGATAAGATAGTGCCAGCGGAGAGGTCAGCCGACACCTCGATTTTGACCCAATAGAGGTCCTCATCACTCAAAGGCGCAAGCATTTGTCTTGCCCAGTCTGATTTATTCACCCAAGAAAGAAAGCCGTTTGCGGTGAAACCTATTGTCTGGTCGATGACGTCCTCAACCGCAACAAAGGCGTTGCCGTTCCAATACTTCACCGTGAGCGTTGTTGGATTGGTGTTCAGTGTATTGAACTGGAAAAACCTTGAGGCAAACTTGTCATGCCAGCCAAGATAAAGAGCGTCGGCGGTAGTGAGTGCCAGCGCAATCGGTGAGGTGTTATGCATACTTGCTTCGGTAGTGATGTCCACCGCATTTTTTAAGACCCTAAGTTTTCGTCGATTAAGCAACATATAGCCTCACTTTTTTTGCAGCTCAATGAGCATTTGAACCATGACCGCAAGCAATGGCTCCCGGTCAAACAACTCTTGGTATTCAACATTAATCAGGGCCTTAATTGAATCAGAGCTTGCCTTTATTTTCACCGAATCTTTCGAGGGCTTTATCTCTTTTGCCATTATGTTTCCTCAATGTGAACGTAGGCCGATAGAAATTGCTCTGTTGCCTCGTTGTTCACGCAAACAATTGCAAGCTGATTTGTCCCATTGATTTCGGCGTCCGGCACGTCATGGATAAATGGCATCGGCTGAGTGTCTGGGATTCCCCAAATAACCGTCTCTCCCGCCTGGTTATATTTCCAAATGAGTTGAGCCGAGACATTCTTTTGCGAGCGCCCGTTGCCAGAGAAAAATCTCACTTTGATTTTTTTCCCGCTGGCCGGAACATAGGTTTCCGCGACCTCCGAGAGTGCTGCGACGTTTTGAGAAATCTTTAATTCAATTGAAATCATCTACTCCTCGTAACCTATCAAAAAACCCGCAATATCTATCGTCCCTGTAATCAAAATAGCATTGACGTTTGTCGAAAATGGCATGGGCTCTGGGAGTGTTGGCGACGCAGCGGCAGCGGCGGAGGCCGTTCCAGCAACTCTTGATGTCATAATGTAAGCCGCTCTCACTGTCGTACTGTCTCGCAAGCGCCATTCACCAACCGCAATATTGTCATTGAGCATCGTAAAAGAAAACGCCGAGATATAAAGAATCTTGCCAGCGGTCACAGTGTAAAGCGTTGTCGCGCCCACGGGAACCGAAGTTCTATTGACTGGGATTATAACCCTAGTTCTCGCCCGAACTTCGCTTGGTCTGTCAGCGATAGCGACCATTTGAGAGGATGAGTTCGAGAGCTTGCTGTTTGCATAAACGCCGTTCTCCTGAAGGCCAACGATATTCGCTTTAACAATCTGAGCGGCATTGTTCCCGGTGATTGTGTCACTGACCGCCACAACGTCGGGAGGAGGGGCGTCTACAAAGAATTGAACAAGGAACTCAAACGACGTTTGCGCCGTTATCCCGTTTGTATATTTAACTCTGAAATATGGGCCTTGTACTGGAACAGAAAATCCAATGCCTATGTTTGGAGTTCCATAAGTAAACGTGCCCTCTTTTACAAGCCTTGTCCCTGCGGCGTCCGCATACCATTGAAACACGACGCCCATAGAGGCGCTCACAACATCGCTTTTTACTGTCAAAGCGACGGCACTGAATCCTTGGGTTGATGAAATTGGTCCAGCCGCATTAAAGACCCCGGAAATCCCTAAGAGGGTATTTGTAGATTGAGCGGAGGAAACTCCGGTCGAAGGCAAGTTGGTATATGGTCCGTCTGGGCTTTTCCCCATATTGACGTTTCGGACATTTTCAACAGGCTCGTTTTCGTCAATGGTTTGATTGACGACTCGGGTGAGCATTTTTGCTGGTTGGTGATGATAAACAGTTGTGAGCCTGAATGTGGTCAGCGGCGTTGAGCCGTTGATATATCGTACTCTGAAATATGGCAAGACCACGCGCAGAGGCAAAGCAACAAACGATTGAGGCCCAGCCAAAGTATAAGGGACCGAGATATCCCAGTTTGTCCCGTTCGGGCTGAACTCAAAATATAAAGTTCCCGGCGCGACTGAAGGCTCACCGAAAAGGTTCACGGTGATTTCTGGATATTGGCTTACAACTTCAGCGGTTCCAATAAAAGAGCCAGAGGCTCCGATTGTGGCGGTCGATGAGTTACCGGCGGACTGAACAACGCCGCTTTCTTCTAGGACTACTCTCCTTGCAACTCGGCCAAGGTGATTGTCAGTGAATGATTGATATTGCCTGTCGTTGATGTTTCCAGGAAGTGCCAGAGCAAAAGAGCCAGCAAGAAATAATCCGAGTATGCGAGCAATCATTTTTTGCCCCTCATGGTCTTGGTCGCATCCGAATGATACCAGGCAAACCATTTTTTGCCGGTAAAGACAATTTGATATTCATACATAGTATCGTTGAGACGCTGATGATTAAGGCAAGCAATGACGAGGGACTCGGGCGAGGGCGCGGACAAGAATTGAGGAACTCTGAAAATTTGTTTGCTCATAAAAAATAGGGGAGAGAAAACTCTCCCCCCTCGTTTTTAAGTTTTGGATTATACGTTAACGCCAACACTTGATGCGGTAACACCGACCCACAAGGCGTCTTGGTCAACAATCTTGTAGTTGAAACATCCCGTCCAGCCGACGTTGATGAAACGACCAAGTTTGTCGAAAGGCCCGGTGAGCGTGCCGTGAGGCTCATCGCTTACGCCTTTGCCGAGACCATTGAAGGCCAAGCAAAGGGTCCTATAGGTATCAACCGCACCCGCGCCCGCGTCCGCGCTGATTGTGATGTTGTTGTCCCGCAGGACTTTGAAGCCGCAGAGCATACCGACTTCGTTTCGGAGAACGGCTTCGGGCTTGGCATATTTGTTGATATCAACCCACGAGCCAGCGCCCGCGCTATTGCGCAAGTCATGGATAACGTCGTCATGCATGACCGCAACGAACATTCCGTCCACCAACGGCAACACGCTGGCGCGAGCCAATTTGTTGTAAAGCTGGTTGAGAAAGGTCGTGGTCATGATATCCGCAGCATCCAAAGCGGCCTCGGCACCGCCGTCAACAGTCAGAAAGTTGGCGCTCGCTTCGGCTACCAGAATCGCAAGTTTATCTTGCGTTCGGCCCATGTTCACGCCAACAACCCGAGCCGCAGCAAGGTCGGCTTTTCCGCCAGACTGAAGGCTGATAAGTTTGGTTGTCGTGACCGCCTTACCATACTCTTGAGGAGTGATAAGGATTTGGCTGTCCGACATTGCTTCAGAAACAACATCGTCGGTTTCAACGAGCGGAGTTGTTGCGAGAGCGAGCTGGCCGTACTTGGTGAGGTCAATGGACTTTGCACCGATTTCCTTTTTATAGGAAACGAGCTGTTCCATGATACCTTCGTCGGCAGCGGCGATAATAAACTGTTTGTCAAATTCGAGAACTGCGGAAACGTCAAGTTCAGCGGTTCCCGAAAGGTTGGTTGTAAACGGCATTTGTCACTCCTGTTGTGGGGAAGGTTTATACTCTCCCGTATTTTGTTCTTACCGCGTCCAACTCACGCTGGGTCTTGGCGGCCTTCAGCTCTTTCAAAAAAGCTGAATCCTTATTTTCATTATCATCGTCGCTCGCTGGCGACCCGTCAATAATCTTAGCGGATTTTTTTCTGAAAAGTAAGTCCACGTCTTTATCTTTTCTCGCCTCGTCAAAAACGGCCTTGAGATTTTCTGGACTTACGTTGTAATCCTCGTCAACTTCTAGGCCATTCAAATCAACGACTTTCATGAATAAAGAAATGTTCCGGCATCCGAGCCTTGCGGCCTCAAGCTCGACAGACGTGCGAATGGTCTTTGAAGCGAACTTGATTTCTTTCTCGGTAGCTCTGGTCTGCCAGTCCTTTGCCTCTTTCTCTTTTTTATCGGCCAACTCTTTGAATTTGCCTTGCTCTTTGAGTTTATCGTTTTCAAAAGACTTACGTTGACCGCGCTCATCCTCAAGCTCTTTTTTGAGCTTGGCCTTTTCTTGGCGAAAGCGTTTGTTCTCGGCTGAAACATCAACGAGGCGCTTTGTCAGCTCTGCCGGTGTTTTTCTGACCTTGAGGTCTGGGTCTGGCTCGTCATCGTCGTCAACCTCGTCGTCCGGCTTTTCGTCATCGGGCGGGTCTTGGTCATCGGGTTTTTCGTCATCCGGCTTTTCGTCATCTTTTGGCGGCATTCAAAGGCTCCTCATTTGGTGATTTTCAATCGTTCCCTTATTGCGCGACGAACGAAGTTGACAATGCGTTCACGTCCTACCCTGTCCATTCCAATCCAAGGACGGAGACCGGAAACATAACCCGCGACCTTTTCGTTTCTATCGCCTGTCGGCTTAATCAAAACCGAATTTCGTCCAGTGTCAATTTTATATTTGAGGCTCTTAATCATTTCCCCGGTGAAAGTAAGGTTCGAGCGGTTGGGGCTGAAGAAAGACGAATCGACTTTGTTGAGCCTGTTACTCCTGAACGGGGCCGCGATTGTTACGCCACTTTCGTTTTTCCAAAACGTCACCTTGCCGCGACGAAATTGCTTGTAAGATTCGCTGAGTTCGTTGAACTTTGCGCCCTCCTCTGGGAGAGATTTTCCGGTCCTGGTAAACGCCTGAATCCTGTTCACAGAGAAATTTCCAATCTCGCCCAACACTTGCCGGTCAAAGGCGACAGTTGCCGAGCGGAGCTTTGCGACAAAACCAGCGAGACCCTTTTGTTTGACAAAGAGTGCCATAAATTATTGCTCCTCTGCGGTGAGTTCACGCTCAAGCCGGTCCTCATCTTTATCGGTTAGTTCGTCCTCGCGGGCGCGGTCTACAAGCGCCTGGTTCTTGGCTACAATCTTATCGATGAGAGCTTGTGGGAGCCCTAGAAAATCTCTTTGCGGGAGTGTCACGCCGTGAATGTGGTTTTCGGCCTTGAGCTTTTGTTGTTCGTCCTCCCAGCTCACGGTGACGGTGTTTCTCGACTCATCGACAATTTCCATTGTGTCAACCATATCACCTGATAGTTCCATATTGACCGAGCCAGTCTTGCCGAACGCCTTGAATGCGAGTGATTTCTTGTAGTCCTTGGAATATTTCTTGAACGGCTTGCCGTCTTTGTCTTTACCGGCTCGCGTGTTCCTTTGAATCTCCGCTATGATTTCGTTGCCGATTTTGAGGCGTAGTCTATGGTCATCGGGAAATTTCCCGCCAAACATTTCAGCGAGATTAAACCGCTGGCTCACCTTCATCGTCGCCTTGGCCTTCGCCATCGTCTACTCCCTCTTGAGCCTCCATATTTTTCTGAGCCTCTTTCATGCGTTCGTCCGCAAACTTTTTCAGCTTATCAACAATGAGCTTGGCCTCCTCCTCGGACAAGCCTCTGATTTCCATGATTGCTTCGTCGAGAGTGATAAGCCCGGCGTCGAGTCGCTTAATGACAGAATCCTCGGTTTCCATTTTGGTTTGAACCGCTTCAGGTCTTGCAAATTCAACGGATTCCTTGGCCTTGTCATTGATTTGCGGGCCGCGCAGCTCATCTCGGAAAAAGTCGTCATCCTGTAAAGCATTGTTCCAGTCGCGCACGAGCTGGAACTTTTGCTCCTCAACCCATTCGAATAAATCAAAGTCATCGCGGGTCGCTTCAAACTGGTCAATGAGCGCAAGCAATCTCTCAAGGCCGCTTGTGAATTTCTCGCCCTCGGCAGTTCCCGAAATGGTTTTTGCGTCCAGCCCCTCAGAGGTGAGGAACAAACTTAGAATTACTTTTAAGCCCTCAAGGGTCGCAGACAGGTCGGGTGACGGAGCTACAAACTGAAATGACGGCTGAATCGTTGTCGTGCTCGTGGCCTTGATATGAACAACGCGAGTAGGTCCTATGACGAGATTGTTCGGAATCTCCTCCGAAACGATAACGGCTTGAGCGTATCCTTGTAGCTTTTGAACCGTGGCCCAGTCGCAAAGGATTGTCGAGAAATCAATGTTGAACTCGACCTTGTTTTTTCCCATGCGGACCCAGAACTCAAGGTCTTTTTCCCATGCGATGTCAATAAATGGGAGGCGACCAATCGGGTTGTCAAGCATCCCGTCGGCTCGGATATTCGGGAAATCCTCTTTCGAGCCCGGTGGAATGATTTCGCCAAGCCCATTGGTCCAGAAATTTACCTCATCGGTCCACCAAATGAATCGGATTTTCGCTTTGTAGTCTTGCGGGTCTGCTATCGCCTGATTTTTATCGTCAAATGTTCTCTCGAAATCGGCCTTGTTAAACGTGTTGATGATATAGATTGACCCATATTCCGGGTCCTCGGCGTTCGGCACAACGTCGTATTGATGAGTAGAAAGAACCTTAAAGCAAAGCTCACTGTTGCG